GCATCTTACACACTAACCCCTAGCAAGCAACAGTTGATATGGAATGATGATAGCACCATAACGATCTTAGTATTTTTAAAGGATAGCAATGGAGATGTAAAAGCTCAAAGGACGGTCAATATAGATCCTGTTAGTGGTGATGTAACCAACCGCAATGGTGTATTAATTGGCACATTGACGGCCGGACAACGCACTGCATTATCTAACGTCAGCAACGGCATAGATACTTTATTAGCCAATGCCGATGCTAATAACAAAATCCCTCTATAAAGATCCGCTATAAGGTCAATATGGCAAAGAAAACAGAAAACCCAGAATCAGGCACCAAACCAGTAGCGGCTCCTCCAGAACCTATTTCCCTTAACAAAAAACACCAAGATCAACTCAGAGCTATCGATCAAGAAGGACTTAACGTTAAGGTACAGATAGCCAATCTATACGAACAAATTGTATTGGCTGAGCAGCGTCAAAGGGAATTGCTAGCTGAAGGTGCTCGTATTAATCAGAAGTTCAGAGATGTCCTTAATAGGATCGCCACTTATGCTGGCATCGATGTAGATGCCGATCCAGATGAAATTGGTGGTAGCTGGAACTTTGACTTTAATACAATGACCTTTACTTGGGTACCTAAAACGTAACATATGGCATCACCCCTAGCAGTTATATTTGCTGTATTAGATCCAGCTACCGGATCGCCTGTTACCGGTATCGCTGGATCTATGTCATTTTATACTTATAAAAATGACCTAGGGACTAACCTTGCTCAACCATCTATTGTAGAAGTGGGTGGTGGTTTATATTCCTTTACGCCTACTTTTACAGCTAATAGAGGGATTGGTTATATCATAAATGTTGGTAATGAAATACCCGGGCATTACGACGGCTATTTACGTCCAGAAGACTTTAATATAGTCGCTGACGTTCCTTCCCCTCAAAAAATAGTATTTGCAATATATGATTCAGCCAACGTACCAAAGACTGGCGCAACGCCTGTTTTTGATACTTATAAGGACGATTCAGGGGCAAATCTATCTCAACCTACTATAAATGAAATAGGTGGTGGCTTATATTCATTTAACCCTACATTCCCGATTAATAAAGATATAGCATACATTATAAATACGGGTTTTAACCCAATGCGTTATAGTGGGTATGCTAGGGCAGAGGATTTTGCTAATGGGACTTTTATTGCTACTGGAGCTGTTTCTGTTGGTGCTACAGTAACAGTGTCGTTCTCTAGTGGGTTTACGCTAGATGCCTTATCAGCGTTCGTGCTTAACCCAGCTAATTGGAGTATTACAGGTAGTCCTGGTGTTACCGTCCAGTCAGTAGCATTGGTTGCAAATCAGATAGTCTTAACTACAACCACTCCAGGTAGTGGAGCGAGCTATAACTTATTATTACCGGCTGGCATCACAGCAAATGGTGGCACCTATTTCTTGCTAGGACCCTACACTTTGCCATTTATTGGATCTGTAGTAAACCCCACTATTGTATTCGCTAGATCTGTAGATGAACACATAGTAGATATTATATTCTCCTTTGCTCCTGATACAATATTAGCTTTAGATATTACCAAATACACTATTTCCGGTGGTTTGATTATATCTTCAGTTGAAAAACTAACAGACACCACTTATCGCCTCCATACCTCATCTCAAGCTATCGGTGTTAGTTACACTGTAACTTGGGCTCCGTAACAACAATCTTATTAGTATTCCATGGCTACTTTCGTTGGCATCGCGCTAGAATTAGAAAGCGTTGCGCAAATTGCGCTCGCTACGGTAAGGGTGCGTTTCACACAAGACCCCTTACAAGCTAACCCTGCTGGTGTTAATGACGCTTTAAATCCTGCTAACTGGACTTTAAGTGGTCCTGGTGTGGCAGCTATTACTGGCTGTGGCACTGTATTTGGGGATCCTCAGTCTATAGACTTATTCTTGGCTGGTCCATTAGCAGCTGGCACCTGGACCGTTACAGCATCTACTGCAATCCAAACAGCTACAGCATCCCCTATCCAGCCCCCTAGATCTTTATCGTTCGATGTAACAAACATAGGATCTATAGAAGATATCAACGCCGGTTTCAACAATGACGATGATGCCAATCTAATCCGCAAACATCTCAATCAAGCTCTTAAGGGTGAGGGCTGGAATGCTCTCATAGCCGCTATAGCTACTGGAGAAAGGACCAATAGGATCAATCGTCAATTGGCCTTTAATCAATTAACTATAGCTAAAGCATCTGGTCTATACCTAGAACGAGAAGCGGCTGATAATGGTATAGAAAAGCCTATCAATATAGGCATGTCTGATGATACCTTCAGGGACTATGTATTACGATTAACAAACAATAAGTTAACTGAAGAATCGTTATTAAAAATCTTACAAGTCTTTTATGGAGACTCTTCATTAAGAGCTAATGCTAGCAGCATTACTGAACCGTATTTCCTGCAAGATGGTGATGATTTAAACATATTAATAGACGAAGAAGTCGTAACTCCTGTAGTCTTTAATACCCAAGACTTTGCAATCATTGGTCAAGCTAAGGCTGTTGAAGTGGCTGCGGCTATTACTAGGTCATTTAGGACAGTTGGTTCTAATGCCTATGCGGCTCCTGTTATTGATCCTCAGACTGGCTTATATACGGTTGTTCTGTATTCTAGTGCTCTAGGTCTTAGTTCGTCTATCAGAGTTACGGGTGGTAAAGCTCAGAATGTCTTACAATTCCCTGACTTATTAGATATATATACTGGAGGTGGATCACCCACTTGGAATATAACAGTAGATGCAGCTCGTGGTGTAGCTCGATTTACATCTACATCTACTAGTATTGATTTAACAAAATTACAAGAGGGTGATTACGTTAATATATACGGGAACGAATTCAACGCTGACAACAGGGGTTCATTTACCGTTACAGCTGTTAGTGTTACATATCCTGGTGGTACACTAACGCAGTATTTCGAAATCATTAATTTAAAAGCCGTAACCCAAGCCGGTTTGGCCCAGATCGCCCATTCAAGTCTATTATATTTCCGTCCTACTAAAAAGACTATCCACGCCACAGCAGATAGAGCGGTTATTGTTTCTGTCCCAGGCGATGAAGTCGATATATCATTGCCAGCTACCTCACAAGCCGTATCCCGTCAAGAGAATTCAGGAGCTTATGGACAGGTTAGGGATAGCATAATTGTTTCGTCCCTATTAAGACAAAACAACACCGTTACTGCTACAGCTCCCTTACACGGATTGTCAGTTGATGACTGGATCTATATCGATGGAGCTATAGGAACTTTAGGGCTTCCAACCATTACCACTGGCAATGGTACCACTACTACTAGCTATTCGTTAGCCTCAGTAGCTTCAGTTATAACCCCTAGTGCCGGTACCCAATCTCGTAGATTTCCTAGCGTTGCCACTTTCAACGACGGAATGTTATATGTAGCCGGTGGCTTTATTAACGTAGCTCCTAACGGTAACGCTGAAGCCCTAGCCATCGCTTCTACTACCGTATTTCCTACCGGCACTCAATATACCTTTAATAAACCAATACAATCAGCTACTTATACTAACGCAGCATTTTGTGGTGCAATAAGAACCAATCATCCAGCCACCTTTAACAAAATACTGGTTTTTGGTGGGACTGACATGGCTGGATCTGAAGATAATACTTCTAAATTAGCGACCAATGGAGGTATCGGTGGTGCAACGACTACTGCCTTTGGTGTTATAGCGCCTATGGCTGTAGAATTGAATAATCAATCCATCATGGCTTTTGGTGGAGTTGTTGGTGGAGTTGGTGCAACTGCTATGCAGATTTATGACCCACCGACAAATAGTTGGACCAATCCTGCTACTCCTATGACTACAGGTAGATTACAAGGAGCTGTAGCTCATGTAGGGAGTGGATCAAGTGAACGTGTGTGGGTATTTGGCGGTAGGACTTTAACTTCCGGCCTCTTGAATTATACAGGCACTGGAGATATGGGTCCTATACTCAATACGATTGAATCATACAACCCCAACACCACTACCTGGACAGCATATGCAGGTAAGATGACTTATGCTCGCTTTGGTCATCAGGTATTTGTCTTAGATGATAATAGGATGTTAATTATAGGCGGTTGGGGCTATAATCCAACTCAATCAACAACCCCTGTAAGATTAGCTACTTGTGAGATATTAGACAATACAGGTAACGTTTTACCTATTAATCCTATGCGTAATGGCCGTGCTTTCTTTGCAGCTGGTAGGTTTGGCAATAAGCTATACGTAGCTGGTGGAACTCCTAATAGCACTGATGTAGAAGTATTAGACTTACAGACTCTCAAGTGGTCATTGTCGAATGCCAAGTTAAACGTAGCTGTAGATAAGACAGCTGGAGTTATGTTAGGTAATGTATTAGTGGTAGTTGAGGGTGAAGTAAGCGGATCTGTAGATGACAATTATCGTATAATATCGATTGCCAATGAAACCTTATGGTCTGGCGGGTTGAACGGTTTATTTAAAGTCAATAGTGTTCCTGATATTAATACATTCAATTATTTAACTGACAATAGCGGATATACGCTATCTGCTAGCTGTGTATGTACTCCAGTAGGGGCCATAGCTGGGGAATTCCAAGGTCCGTTCTCATATGATCTAGAAGACGGTGTGGCTGTTACGGGCACGGAAAGCACCATAACCATGGATTTATCAGCTGGATTGCAATATAACGCTGTAACTGTGGCTGATGCCTCACAATTCCCTGATGCAGAAGGTTGGTTGGCTTTTGACTTTGGTTATGAAAACCAAGTTGACCCAGTGCGTTATTTTGGTAGACTTTCTAATACAGAATTATCATTAGATTATTCGTTCAAATTCCCCAAAACGGTATTGTCAGGATCTACCGTAACATTACTATATCAAAAAGGTCCGTGGACACCTGCTAACCCACAAGACGTTGGATCATTCTATCTAACAGACTCACCTGCCGGTCGCATAGCGGCTGAGGGGGCTATTGATCTGGCTGTAGCCGCTGGAGTTACAATTAATAAAACTATCGTATACCCCGGTGATCGAGGGCTCGGTAATGAAGGATTCCCTGCCAACAGCAATTACAAGGTATCGGATAAGGTGTCTATTTGGGGATCTAGCGACGTAGATGCTGATCTAGAAAAGGCCAGGGAAGAGTAATGGCACGCCCTAGATTAATATCGTCAGCTAGATTATTAGTATATTTAAATGGTCGTTTATACGGTCGTTGTGCTGGTATATCATGGCAACCAACAACCCCTAAAAGAGCAGCTAGAGCAGTAGATACACCATTGGTGCAAGAATATATGCCAACTACTGTAGAGGTTACAGGGGCTATGACTATCTATAGAATGATAGCTGATGGCGGTACTGAGGGTGCCGGTATACAAGCTAACCAAATTGACACAGCGCGTGAAAAGTATTTTACCATAACATTAGTAGAACGCACCACCGATACAGTTGTCTTACAAATCAATCAGGCCACAGTCCAGTCCCAAGCCTGGAGCGTTTCCCCTCGCGGTCTCTTAATGGGCCAAATTAGCTTCACAGCTATTATTAGTACAAATGAAGCAGCTAAGTAACCATAATCTTATAAACAAGGCAATCCCTTAACAATGAGTGTAATTCGTCAACAAAATTGGCTCGGTCAACAACGCGTTGATATTCCGCACGTTAGATCAATAGAATCAAGCATTTGCGCTGATTTCGATGTATTAGCTGGCAACATAATGGCTGGCTTAGTACCTGTAATAGTTAAGGGATTTGATGCAATTGCTACGGGAGCAATAGGGCAGCCTGCGGCTGCATTACAGGTCAATACAGCTGGATCTATTTGCATGCATCCTGAGGCTAGTGAAGCCGGTTCGTTGTTCCAGGTGCCTTCTAATAGAGCTGTAGAGGTATTGGGAGCGTCTAACGCTAGGGTACGAGGTGGTTTCACTTCTAACACCACCAATTACGTAGGATTCGACCTATTACGCAGTGCTGATTCTAGCACAGCTGATCTAGTTCAATTCCTAAACCCACAAACTAACAAAGAATCCCCTAAAGATGTTCCGTTAGGTAGGACGCTAGATTACATATTCTATATATCTACTCAAGACTTTACCACCACTCCCGGCGTTTGTCCTATAGCTGTAGTGGTTACTGATTCATCAAATAACGTAGTTTCAATTACCGATGCCCGTAACATGTTTTATCGTTTGGGATCTGGTAATTCGATCCCTAATGCCTTACACACCTTCCCCTGGGCTAACGGACGTACTGAAGTTGGAAACAATAGCGATTTCAGTGTAGCTGATAAGTCCATCAATTCTTTAAAGGATTGGATGGACGCTATGATGACCCGTGTATGGGAACTAGGTGGCGGTCAGTATTGGTATAGTCCTACTAATGTTATAAACGTTGAAATGGTTCGCACTGGCACGCCATTTACTAACGGTCAATTCTTCGAATGGGATGGAGCAAACCTGCATTGGAAGGGATTGAAGTTCCTCTTTGATAACACAGTAGGATGGTTTAATACGGTTAATAATCAAACCACCGATTCCCCTGGCTTAACTAATTTGGCTGATGGCGATTGTATTTATGTTGATATAGTACGTAGCTCAAATGCAACTGTAAATGCAGTTAAAGGGACGCTCACCAATCTAGGGTCTCCTACAATTCCTGGATCTAGATTTGTAATTGCGTGGCGCAGTGGTACTGATATCTTTACTAGGAATTCTGATTTTGCGGTTGGCACATCATTTGCAGCTGCCACTACAACTGCTCTCGGTGTCGTAAAACTTTCAGTTCCATCAGCTACTCCATCAGCCCCTGTAGTATTTAATCCTGGTACCAACGGAGAACTAACGGTAGCTGCGACAGGCGGTAATGTGGCCGGTACTACTAGCACTGGTAACGGTGCTGGCGCAGGCGGTATATTTAACGGCGGTGGAGGTAATGCTGTTGGGGTAGCTGGCAACGGCAACGGTTCTGGAGCTGGCGGTGTTTTCCAGGGCGGTTTAACTTCGGGAACTGGCGTGGCTGCTCTGGGTGGCGGCACCGGTCCAGGTGTGGATGCGTATGGTAGTTCGGCAGGTAGTATCGCAATACAGACCAATGAGACAGCCGGCAAATACAACCCACAGATGGTTACTAGAGATTCAGCCGGTAACGTTCGTACGTATTGGGATCATATAGGATTCCCTTCTGGTCGTAGATCAGAATTTCGTGAACCATGGCGTTATAGTGGTGGTACAATAAGTGCTGCTGGAGCAATTGCGGTTACAGGTAACATGTGGTCTTTACAAACCAATACCGGTAGCTTGGCTATGCCTCAGGTCCCCGGTCTAGATACAACCTATGTAGCCTCTCTAGTAGAATTCTCTAATGGCGGTACTGCAACCAATAAACAAAGCATTTATACTACAAATGCCACTGTATTTTCTGGCACGAATATTGTAACTATAATGGAATTTGAAGTAGCCATTAACGCTTCGGCCAAAACAAACGCCGACACTTACTTCGGCGTTGGAATCACAGGTGGTGGTGATATAGCCGCTGATACCTCATACGCCTATTTCAAACACGCGGCTGGAGCAGGCAATTGGTTCGCTAAATCAGCCGGTACAGTAGGTAGTGGCAATACCGATACAGGTGTAGCTGTAACTAACAGCACTATAACCAAATTCCGTATAGAATTACACGGTACAGGAACCCCTGGAGCAGGCATAGCAAGATTCTTTATTGGAGATAGCTTAACCCCCGTAGCCACCCATACAGTAAACTGGGGTGCATGGCAGATGTTCTTTGTTTCTTTTGAATCAGTAGCCGTTAATACCGTAGTCAGCCAATTAACGGATGTTGGTGAAGTGTTAATCCAGTGGAACCGCTGGGCTTCTCCTGTTGGTGTTTAGTAGTCACTAAGTGAACTTAGCGTATCATTATTAACGTACGTTATCACTCCAGCGAATGCTAGGGCAATAAACAAATTACGCACAGCTCTTTCTGAAGATGGTTTATGAGCTTCTAGGGCTCTTAATGCTTCCTTTTCAGTCTTGTACCATCCGATAAGGGTTGCTCCTACCGGACCGTCGATGTGGGCTACGAATCCATCATTAAATGGATAAACCCCAGTCTTATTCATAGTATGCTCCACCAGAGTTGTTGTAATGGGGATATTGTTTTCCCCGTTTATTGATATGATCTGATTCAAAACGATCTTCTTCATGTCAATTCCAGTATTTGTGGAAAAGTTCACGATCGTTATCGGATAAAACTGAATACTTGTCCGTGACAGGTTGCATTAAGCCGGGCTTAGATTCAGTTAAATGAGGTAAGCCCATTGCATGCCCTAATTCATGGGCAGCTACCTGTTTGATTGCATCAGCTACAAAATCGGGATCAATGTAGATTTCCCCTGTTTGATTTACATAGACACCAGAAGCCCGCCCGCTTCCCTCAATATAGCTAGGAATAGGCTCAAAATGCACTGGTATCGTTTGTGGGGCATTAAGAGCGTCTAGACGTAGATTCGCCCCTAGGGGATCCCATACATGACAGGCGGCCTCTAAATCACTTACAGCGCTATCGGGCCAATTCCCAACAGGATGAACGTTGACCAGCTGCCCATTGCCAGCATAGATCACATCGCATCCACACAATAGGAATAATATAAGAAATCGCATATTACACCGACTATTCATCGCAAACCTCCGTTTAATTTATAAGTTCGTGCCGCATGAATACCGAGAGTAAACGCTTCGCGCCACGCCAAAACAGCCATAGCTAAAAATTCAGACCAGTGGGTCATTGTTTCTTCTTCGGTTTAGCATAAACTCTTACTTTGCCAATGTAAATGAAACTGGCTTCCCTTACATGCTCAGGACAATATATGTTGTTACAACTCCATCGCAAAGGATGACCGGCCATCCTGGGCGCTTTAACTAGAGTATTCTTGCGACACTTAGGGCACTTCATGCTAATACCCCGCTTCAATTAGGTGTTTTCTAGCAGTCTCTACAATCCCATCCACGTCCCCTTGACTTGGATCTGACTGATGTAACCACGAGATTCCCTTATGGTCTTGGTCGGCATCTCCAGTAGTGTCGTTTAGATATGCATGATATAATTCGTGAGCAAGAGCCGTTCGGAACAGACGGTCTTTCTTAACTAGGTTAATTTGCCTAGGGTAGGCTTGGAAAAATCCACCCTTACACTCATAATCATCAACAAATCCGGTATGTTCCTCATAGTATCCATCAAACCACTTAACCGGCTTCCCACAGTCTGCTTGCCGCCAACCAATAGCTGGAGGCTCGGTAGTGGCTCCGTAAATCTGCCTCCAGACGAAGTCAACGGCTTGTTCCTGATTGGGCTGAATAGAGAAATCCCCGGTCATACAACCGGAAGAAATTACAAAAATAAGGAACAGGGTCTTCATGTAGACAGATTACTTTATTTCGGCAGCCTTTGTCAAGACTTATTATCTCTTGATAAATCGCCAGTATCGCAAGGAGCGTGAGGTTCCTGGTGCTCGCCCATCAGACGCCTCGGGCAATGCTCTTTAACAATAAATCCACATTCCATACATACAGGAGGAGTTTTCTCGTAAAAAGCCGGATGTTGACATTGTCGAGTTTGTTGAATGGCTTTTTCTATAATATTCCCCCAACATGACATAATTTCTTCGACAATGTCGTCGTCAATGCTTTCCATTGCTTGACGTAGCGTCTTCCTATCTGCAATATCAGCGGCAATTGATAATAAAGCTTTATTTCTGATATTGCTCACGGCTCCTCCGTCTTCGCTGGTGTGAGGGCGCGGATGCGGTCCATCACCTCGTAGGCCAAGTCTCCAGCGGTGAGTTCGTT